TTTGTATCTCTATCTCAGGTAAACCAAGCAGACCAGGCAGTCGGCGCATCACCTGATTGTACAGCCTGTCGGTGTGGTTACTGCGGATAACGTGCTGGATCTGTAAGTCCTTGAGAACCTGAACTGTAGTGTCACGATCACGACCGATAGAGCGTTCATGTTCTAGCGGTGTACCAGCCGACCAGCGTGAGATAGTTTGGAAGTCCATCTCGTCACCGATACTGATAACGGTATCGTTCTTGCTCTTCATGTCAGCGATACACTGAGCCAAGGCAGCAGTCGCACGCTTGTCGTGGAATGGAACCTGTAAGTCGCTGACGACCCATACTCGCTTCACAACTTTTCCTCCAATGTGGATTTCCACCTAGACAATTGAATATCCAGAAAGGTCAGATAGTTCACGGCATCTGCAATCTCGTCCCGTAACTCATCAATCAGGCGGTGTAAGTGCATGTCTTCAAAGGCTTGCTTGCTGCCACGGGAATACTCACGGTTACCTGTACCCAAGATACGCAACCGTGCATAGTTCGTGAACCTGCGTTGCGCTTCGGCTAGTTCGTCAGTGGTTACCCCGTACCCTTTATGTATTGGCGGGGCAATGGGTATACCGACAGTGTTATCTTCCCTGTCTGCCTGTTCTGGCTTTCGATTCGTATACCCAAGGAAGTCAGAGAGAGCAGCAGCATCTCCCAATCGTGCGGTGGCATCATCCACGATCAAACCCCTCGCTTGCAATCTCGCTCATACGCTTTCGCCATTTGCGTTCGTCCAACTCAGCGGTGGCCCACATAGTCAGAGCGATGATTCCCATGCCAGTGATGATACCAGCCAGGGTCCACATTGCGTACCACATCCAAGTGTCCACTACAAACCCACCCTCTTTCTCATGCCTTCTTCACCTTCCGCTAGGAACACTTCGTTCACATCCATGCCGTCTGGCATAGACACAATCACTGCTACATCTATCGCTTGCATGATCTTCTTACCCATCTCGTGCCCTGATGAGTCACCATCAGTGAGAACAAGAACTTTCCTGTAGTCGCTGAACGCACGGGCGTACCAGTTTTTCCAACCGTTAGACCCAGGCATCCCAACGGCAGGGATCTTGACCATGCTGTGCATGATGATAGTGTCGATCTCTCCTTCGCAAATGCAGATAATGTCGGAGTCTTCTTGGAATGCCAGCACGTTATAGATGTGTTGTTCCGCACCAGGGCGGGAAAGATATTTAGGTGAGTCGTCTGGGTTGATGGATCGAAAGCGTAAGTCTGCGAGGCCACTGGGTGTGAGATAGGGTATGGATAGTCTACCTTTGTAGGCTTCATGGCCTATCACCGGGTCTTTGACGTAGCCTAGGCGGTGTGTACGAGTTGCGTACCCGTCGATTCCGCGACCTAGAAGGTAGTCTTGAATGTCTACGACCTGATTGTAGTACGTTTCCGCTGCCTCTTTCAGAGATTTCTTCGCATCTGTTGACAGCATCTTTGTAACTCAACCCTTCGTAGTGTTGGACAACTTGTATGGCATCGCCTTTGAAGTCACATGCTAGACATTTTACTCTACCTGCATCGTAACTTACGCGACATGAGGCGTGCGTGTCATTGTGAATTTGGCATTTGACTGACTGCCAAGATCCACGAGGTGAAGGCAGTTCCCATCCGTAGTGTTCTAGTACGGGCCAGATATCGAACTGCGCTTCGGTCATGGTGAGTTAAGTCTATCAAGCGGCAGGTATCTTGTGCCCTGGAACTGGCTTTCTTCAGCAAGATTCCAGGCTTGGTCATAATCTATGTGTCCTAAAAGTTCAACTTCTTTCAACTCAGGTTCTATCGCTCGTGCAGCCCAAAGATAAAGGCAACGGCCTAAATCTTTTTGCCGCACAGCAACGCTATTCCTTGTCCTAACTCTGCGAACTTCTATGTTGTAGCCAACGTCGGCACTTCTTTTATATTTTTCGTGAGAATCTTTAGACCAAACTGAGCCAGACCAGTATTGATTTGTGTACTTAGCAACCGCTAACTCGCATGCGGCTGCCGCAACCTGCGCTGTTCTCTCGTCTTGCATGCGCGACTTGTCGTAGTAAGCAGCGTCTTGTTTTTCCCAGTTTGCCGTGTATCTTCCTATGCCCACACGGTTAACATGTTCGTACTCCCAAGGCTCTAGATCAATAATCATGTGATCTTGCCTAGCCTCAACAGATCCAGCAAAGTGTCCAGCGTCATCGTCACCCTGGCCTCACCGATCCCCTTCTGCCGGGTTTTAGTTGCCACGACAGGGACAGTAGGCACACCATATTTCATTTCATAATTGCATGACTCTACGTCTGCCTGACGTAACCATTCAGCCATGTCTTGCTTCTTGACGTTCTTGGCTTCAATCACGATAGTGAAATCTTTCAGGGTGAGCGATACGTCACCGATATCTTTCGACCCGGCACGAGGTAGCCTGCGACCCTTGACCCCCGACTCGTTAAGGTAGTTCTCTAGGTCTGTCTCAAACTTAGTACCCTTGACCTTGTTGTATGTACTCATCAGTCTATGTCCTTAATCTGCATGGTAGCCGGATGGTAGTCCATCCACACAGCAGTCTGACCTGACCCGTCAGCAGGACCGTAACGGTTCTTGACCGCTGCGGCTGCCATCATGTTCGGTTGATCGGACGACAATGTGACCACGAGGCTAGGAACCTGGGCGATCTTGCCATGCAGTGACGAGCGTGGAGGACACGGGTAACCCTCGTACCCTTCAGATGTGTGGTGCAAGATAAGGAATGCAGCCCCAGTGTCACGGCTCCACCACTTCACCTCACGCATCAATGACCTGAGCGAACTGAACTCGTCACCACTATCGTGAGTCACATCCACGGCATTATCAACAACCACCAAGGCAGGGTTCTCACCCATCAACTCACGATACACATTGATTTCATCTTCAAGATCAGCCAACGTGGGTGACGCATCGAACATCCACCGGATGTGACCAGCGTTTTCCTTCAACATGGCTGAAGCCCACTCAGGTTCGCTTTCTATGCGCTCTTCAATCACACTCTGCTGAATGCCCGTACACATAGCCAAAGATCGGATAGCCATAGTGGACTCGTGACTGTCGGCACTGGCATACAAAGTGGGAACTTGTGCTTGCATGGCGATAGCCAAAGCGACCGTGGATTTCCCAGCACCGGGTGGGCCAGCGATCATGCTGACCTCACCACGGCGTATAGAGATATGGCTATCCGACCAAGACTTGAACGGAATAGGTATGACCGTTTTGCCTTGATCTATGTGGCGGATAGCCCTATCAAGTAGTCTCATGCTGGGAAGTTATTCCACTCCGGTGTGCCACGGTTCACGAAATCAGGTGAACACTGATCTGGTGTGCCCTTAGGTGATGGGCAGAACCAACCCTTCCACGGTCCCTTCGCACCACTGCCAGTCCTAGCGACCATCTCGCCATGCATGCACTGCTTTGCTGCGGCTGCTGAGAATGAGGCAGGAGCGGAAGGTGCTGCGGTCGCAGTGGTAGCCGGGGCTGGTGTTTGTGCGACATTACCTACAGCCTTAGCCAAAGTCAGCAGGTCGTAGCAGGCTTGCAGGTCTGCCTTAGCCATCTCCAACTGATCAACGAACTCGTCATGTGTGTCAGCCTGGACGGTACGCAAAGCATCTCCGACCTTGACTGTCAACTTGTGCATCGGTTCACTACTCATTGCTTCTCCAAATCACTATCAAATTGAGGGATGTATTCAGTTGCTCCGTGAGCATAGCAGAACTTACGGACACCACAATAGTCACACAGCATGGAAATTGTGGGAACGAATATCTGCATGTCGATGGCTTTCTTAACATCACGCATCCAGCGTTGCACCATCGGCAGTGGGTACTCGCCAAGGTTGTAGACCTTATCCAGCGTGCCTTCCCTAGCCATCCAGAATGCGCCGTAGTCGGGCGACTCACCGAACTGCTCTTGTAGAGCAAGACGGTACACGGCTAACTGCAAGCCACCCTTCGGTGGTTTACCTGTCTTCAGGTCCACGATCATGGTCTGGCCTGTGGCCTTGTCCACAAACACGCGGTCAATGTAGGACTTCAGTGTCACACCACCTGGCAGGTTCACCACCACACCTAGTTCGATGGCTGGTACTCCTTCAGGGGTGTGCCAGATATCTAGGTTGGGGTTTTGTTGCCGCCAGTTGTAGTAGTTATGCACCATGGTTGGGCCTTCAGCCATCCACCAAGACTTATCTTCCTTGTTGGGGAACTTCTTGGTTGCCCTACCCCCGGCTCTCCATGGGCCTTCGGGTGCTTTGGCTTCTTCAGCGGCGAACGCTTCACGGAACGCTGCTAGACCGGCATCGTATGCTGCTTGACTCACGCCTGCTCCTTGAGGAGTTGGTGGTCGATAGCATCTGCGGCACTGTGAACGCTTGTGCCACCGACGAAGTACCAGGCTGGGTCTTCCTGCACGCCCACGATCTTGGTGAGCCGGTACTTCTCTCCGCATTGCAGCCACGATGTCAGTTGACTGTGGCTCAGATAGTCGGGTTGTTTATCCATGAGGCTGGATTATGCACACGACACGCCCACTTGTCAAGGATGCGGCGTGTGGTAGTGTTGCTGTTGCGCGAGAGCGTGGGGCAGAAACTCCATTTGACGGGCGACGGCAAGTGCCGGTCCTGAAGGGGATGTTTCTCCTACCTGCTACGATCTTGAAATCGTGGGGGGTAGGGGGGCATTTCTCTTTTTCAGGGTTCCGGCAGGGAGCGAGCCTTAGGCGAGCGACCTAGGGGTAGGTTTTTAGGGGTTTGTTTGGGGAAACAACAAATCCCTGTAAGAGTCATAGAGACAACGAAAAAGCCCCCCAACCATATATGGTCAGGGGGCTAATTCTAAGCCGTCTACGGCCCTTAAAAGGCCAATTTCGGGGGGTTAAATTGGGGGTTTTAGGCTAAGTCACGACGGACCCTCTATCCAAGTTCCGTTGCCAGATTTTTGCCTGTTCCCGGCTAGTAGCCAAAATAGGAAGAGGCCATACCTTTTTGTCCGTTTCGGCATGCTTTGTGAAAGATATGTGGATATGATGGTAATGTCCCCATTGTCCCTTTCGCCACTTCCACCATGTGGAACGGTAAGTACCTGAGGTAAGCCTACCCTCATACACCACATACTTCACACGTTCATGACCAGGCAAAGACGAAGCAGCATACAACCTCAATTGGTTAGCCAACTTACGGGCATTACGACCATTACGCCACACACCCTTCTTGCCCATGTTCTCATCAATATCCAGAGCATGAACCCAACCATTCTTGTCAGGGTTATGATCCGACTTACGGGCAGAATGGGCACGATCCCCAATCCAACCGTCCGATTTCCGGTCACGCCTAGGCCACTTCCGGTCAACCTGACTGCGGAGTTTCACCCCACCAGGAACCAACTTAGCCATCTACAACATCTCCGTCCCACACCAGCGAAGGCGTATTCTCAGGACCGAACGGTGCCGAAGCAAGGCTTGTGAGAAAACTCGCAATCGCGGCAACCGCCGCCACGCCACCGATCGTCGCCCAATCAACGTCAGCAACTCCCGTTTCTCCCACTATAAAGAACGCAAGCCCCGCTTGCGCTGCCGTCTTGATCGCTCGTTCTGCCGCCCCGCGCCAGAAACCAATAGACCACATCACAACAGTCCCTCCACATCTTGCTCTAGTTTGTCCACATCGTCCTCTAACTCAAGGACAGCGTTCTTCAGGATGGTAATATCCACACTCAAAGAATCAATTTTATTGTGCAAATCAGACAGAGAAAAACCACCATTAGTCTTTGGTTGAATCTGATAGGTGGCATCCTTAATCTCTTGAATGATGCGCCGCTCTAAACTACGGTTAGCCCAACGATAAATGCCATACACCAAAGCACCCACCGCACCAACAGCAATAACTAAATCAAGCCAAGCATTAGCGACATCAACAAACATCACACAATCCGAAGGAGAACCGTGGCGACACCGCCAACACCACTGACACGATTAGTCGGAGGAGTCAAACGAGTGAAAGACACCCGCTCCACATACACCGTGGCAGCCTCACCAGTAGTGAAGTCACGCCACTGCACCACCACAGCGTTCTCTTCCAACTCATGCAACTTCTGCAAAGTATCCCAAGCAAACCCAGTGCGACCGATCTTCATGCCCTTACGGTCAGTGATATAATCAAACAACATGATCGGAACCGACAACAACCTCGTGCGGGAAGGAGCCGGGACTGCACGCAACTGGTAGCCGATCAACTGCGCTGGACACAAGCATGTAGCATCAGTGCGCAAACGGAAACCAAGGAACAAGTTAGATGCAGGCTCAGGTGCTGCACTGTTCAACTTGCCAGTGATATCGCTGTTGTCACCACCAGCGGTAATGACCTCAGTCCACGAAGAAGGGGAACCAATATCGGTAGTGGAAGCATACGCGGTGACAGTCCCGTCGATATTCTCCTGCGTCAACAGGCGAAGATCACGCCAACCCTTCTTCTCCACCGTACCCAAACGGATGCGACCAGTCTCAAACCAGCCCTCGTCAAGGTACGAGTCAGACTCCTTGAAGACACCACCATCCGTGCCAGTAACCGCATACCAGATTTTATCCCCAGAAGTAGTGACGCTAACGCAGTCACCATCCAACGCGGTTGGCGTATACAAGTCAGCAGCATGAGCGAAATCAAGAGTAGTGTTGTTAATGTTCTGGCCAAGATCAATCCGGTACAAGCCAGGGCGGTCCACGCGGTCACCAGCCCGACCCTTATCCCTAACCGTGACATAAACGTAAGAACCAAAAGCAACAACGTCATCAACCGCAGCAGCGGAAACAACCAAAGGACCGATAGTTAGCGAGCCATCGTCATTAATCTGCGCCACACGCACACCGCTAGTCGTCCCAATAATTAGGAAAGACCCAACATACGAGTACATGGAGATAACATTCTCACCGCGAGGCATCTCCGCGACAATCGTAGGCACAGACAACGTAGTAGTCGTCGTAGTAGTAGCGACACCGATACGGTAAATAGCGGAATTTTCCAGGCTGTAGCCACTAGCGTAAATACTCGTAGGCCCGTCAGAGAAATCCGTCCACACCCACCCACTATTCGGGTGCGAAAACAATTCAGTCGGTAATGTCGCGGAACTAGGGGTAAGGTCGGTGATCTCGTGAATGTCCACACCATCGGCGTACATGACACGGTTCTTAACCCAACGAATCCTCGTGTACGTTGGAGTGGACTTGTTGTTGTAGATCAACGTGCCAGTGCCGCTAGGTAGATCGCCACGATAAATGCCAGTAGCATTCGACACTAGATAGTATTGACCAGTGTCGGTCATCGAACCAATAGTTCCCGACCCACCCCAAGTGACAGTAGAAGCGGAACCAGCGTTCGTGATGTAGGTGAGTGTGGAATCCTCACGGAACAACACACCAGTCTGGACACCAAGGACACTCATGCTGGAAGCAGAAGAAGAATGCACATTCTCCGAAGCCTTCAGCAAAGAAATCTGTCCCGGTGTCCACGGGTCAACACCACCACCCTGACGGTAACGGAACTGTGCCTCCTCGTCATTCACCTCTAACGGTTCAGCCGATGTCAAACCAGTGCCGTAATGCCAAGATGACTGCGAGCGAATCCAGTAACCAGAGTCAAGGGACTGCTCGCCAGGGTTACGTTCCGTGTCGATACGTTGCCGACGGAAGTCAGCGGTTTCCCGAACGAACGGGTTCCGCTCGCTTGTGGCGAGGAGGAAGGTGAGGTCACCGATGGCGCAGTCCCAGTTCGTTGAGTCGGGAGCGTTGACCTGACCCACACCGGACACGGTGGAACCAAACGACAAATCCTCCACAACATCTGTCGTTACGTCAAAATCAACCACTACTTATCCAATCTGGGT